CACTGATGACCGTCGTAAGTCTGTTATTAATGCTGTTCGCCGCTTAACTGCTGGTGCAACGGTTGAAATAAAGAGACAGCTTGATGCTCAGTTACAGGGGACTGGAACTGGTCAGGTAGGACTCATTAGTGTTGTTTCAACTAGTGGTGGTGTTGATACTTATACGTTAGATAGCGAATTTGGCGCTCGATTAGTTCGATATGATCAGGTTGTTCAGGTTTATGATGCTACTTTAGCTACATTCCGCGGTAAGGGCGTTATTACATTATGGGACGTTGAAAACAAGCAGGTTCAGGTTACTCCTGCTGTTCCTGGTGCCGTTGCTAAGCTTCAGTAGCTTGTTGAAATAACTGCATAGACTGAGGGTCAGGAGGAATTGGAACAGAATTAACAAGTTCATCAATTTCCTCGTTCTGCTTCTCTCTATCATCGCTACCAGGAATATGAAATCCAGGAATCTTAATAACTTTAGCAATATATGGCAAATTCTCCGGGTCCATTAATGCTGCCATGATCTCTTGGTTATTCAAATTCATTAACTGCATTATCATATCTGCTTGCTGCTCATCAGTTATTGGCAGTTTATCATCTGGTTCAAGTTCTATAGAACCTATCTTACCATCCATCTCGGCTTTACGGATAAATACATTTATAAACTTACCTGAATCATTCTTTACAACAATTCTTTCATCGTCAACCATATTCTTCATATACATCGGAATAACTTTAGAAAAGATTCTTTTCCACCAAATAGTTAGCATCCTAAAGGGAGTTTGCAATCTCTGCATTGCCATCCCTTTAGACATAGCATACTCAGATGCCGTTCTAGAACTACCAGAAGTCTGATTGCCTCCGAAAAGTGACGGCAAAGCACCAGAAACAAACTGGCCTAATTCTTGAACAATTCTGAAGAAATTAAATATCTCGGGCGACAAACTTGCTGTTTGAGAAGTATGAAAAGCATCACTAATATTCTTACTACCAGCTACGGGCTTAGTGGCAGTTATAGTTCCTGGCATAGCTTCTATCTGTCGTTGTGCATTAAGATTAACAACAGATGGATCAACCCATGTCTGAGAAATTCCATGCTCGATAGTCTGAAGGCTTAAGCTAATCAAATCACTAATGATATCTTGAATGTTAGTTAATAACTCTCCGAGAGGATCATAATTCAGATAATCTGACATCGGATTCTGAGTTAATGTCCAATGATCATCTAGTGATTCATCTTCATATTCAGCAGGAACATCATTAACCATTACAAATTTAACGCCATTAGGAAATTTCTTCTTTAACTTCTTATAATCTTCTTCATTTAATATATTGAACGCTGCTGGACGAAGCCAACAACTCTTAACAGTTACATTCTCTAATGGAAATTCACCACGATATTGTGTATTTAGCCGTCCATACTGCTCATATGGATCATTAACACCAGTATTAGACCAGCCACCATGCGGTATTTTATTTCGGAGATCAGGATAACATTCTAATGCATTAGCATAATGAGTTTCGTGAGAGAAGATTAAATATGGAGTATCATCTTGACATTTAGCATAGTTCGCTACCTTAACATACAAACCACCATAAACTTCAAGACATACACGAGATTTAGGTTCATCAGATATTCCTACTAAACGACGAACCTTTAACTTTGTCTTTTGCAGGGTTGGATCTATTGGTGCTCCGCACTCCAGGCATTCTGCCTGAGAAGAGGATTCATTTTCATCATGAGGATCGAATTCACCAATCTCATCAAGTTCTTCATCCCCAGTCTTATCTGTCTTATTAACTTTACCCGCTTCAGCGATCTCATCGGGAATTTTAGCTCCACACTGAGGACAAGCATATCCATCTACTTCTTCATCTTTGAATTTAGGTTTACTATATGTTCCATAACTCTCATCTGACTTAGGATAATTGTAACAGGCGATTAAACCTTCTGTACAATAAATATATAGGGCATGAAGCCATAGATATATAGCATCATTATGTTTATAAACAAGTTCAGATATCTTATCTCCTGCTTTAGCTGTGCTAACATCAAGAGGATTATCAGCATCATCAGGAACACAGTTAATAGCAGGAATCTGAACGCTCAGTGCGGCTATAATAGTCTCTAAGAAAGCCTTAAACATATTAACAGGCTTATTATAGTAATCTTGATCTGAGTCTGCAGAATTAGCATCCTGGTTATAGATGCGATAATCCTGTGCTTTCTCAGACCAGTAAATGTTAGAAAAGTTATTCCAATAAAGCTTAAGCCTCCGCCACTGTCTTATCTGGCGTTCGCGCGTAGCTCTGTCCTCGTCGTTGAAGTGGTCAGCAACAGTTTTGAGTAAACTAGCTATATCATCATCTAGTTTTTCAGACATATCTACCCAAATTGTTTCCTGTTTAACATACTCTTCTTACCAAAGCCTTTAGAATTCTTAGTGACATTATCCATCATTTTATCAAACTCTGCCATAGATGGAGAAACTCCAGAGCCTTTAGCATTCCCCTGCTGATGAGCAGTGATAGGACTATTATTTCCTACACCCTTACCCTTCTTACTAAATGTCTTACCTAACTGAATACCCTTTCGCTTGGAGCCAAACATCTTATGCTCTTTAACATCCTGTTTACTAACTCTAGGCTTTGAGCCGAATATACTTTTCTTCATATTGCTACTATCAGTAGTATTGTCGCTAAAAGCTAAGCTAGAACTTTTCCAGGCACTCATCTTAGCTCATTACGACAGTGTGTGAACCACCAAGACCGGCAATAATAGTATATGTAAGTGTAGTTATAGTTTTAATAGTAAAATAGAATGATCCAGTTGCATCTACAACATTAACTTTACCAACTGAATAGTCAAAATTTAAAGCAGTAACAGCATTAAACTGCTTAGCAACACTATTGCCATTGATATCAGCAACAGTAATCCTAACTGTAGCAACGATAAGTGGTTGATTTGGCATATTCTTACGAGAAAACTAAAGTAGAAACGCCAGCAGAGATAGTCCAGGTAACAGTTCCTAATGCTGAATAATCATAGTATGTAATACCACCGGCGCCGCTACGAGTAACCTTAAGAACATTACGATTGAAATCAACATCAACATCAACGACGTCAGTAAACTTTAATAACGTAACTGCCAAACCCGGTCCAGTAGAACCAGTAACAGTTAATGTAGCAGGTGAACTGTTCATTCCTAAGCCTCTTTCTCTTCAACACCGAGTTCATGTTCGAGTTTATCAATATTCTTATCAACTTCACGTAACGAATCATCTGGCTTACCTAAATTTGTAGAACCTCTAATTATCTTAGCTTCTTCTCTATCCTTAGATTCTAATGCTACTCGCTTGCGCGAAAACAATGCTGAGCTACTCACGATCGGCTGAAACTCTTGAACTGGAGCTTCGTAAACTTTTGGCTTAATGATAGAGAGCAAAGTTTCTGTGAGTTGTCTCTTCTCATCTCGTTCATAAGCTAATTGCTGTTTGAGAGTTTCACAGCTCTGACAGACTTCATAATCTTTAATTCCGAGTAAACGAAGAAGAAGTCTAGTCAAGATGCTCTCCTAGAAAATCTACTCCTGCGCGAAACAGGAATACAATCTTGCATCGTTGCTTGATTATCCTGCTCAATCTTTTCCATCCGGCGGTAGTAAGATGTCATGTCACCGCTCGCTTTTAGTGATTCTACAATTTCTTGCTTCTTAACGGCTAGATTCATATTTCCTATCTCACCCATTATAAACTTCTTAGCGGCTTTACAGAAATAACGAAGGTCATCAAGAGGATCATCACCTTCAAACTCTGCTATATCTTCTATCTTCTTATCATCATATATAGCCATGACAGAATTACCATCTATTATTACTACACTCAAGGATGCTTTTAAAAAGTCTAATCCTAATGATCCGCAGCCTACAGATGCACAGGTTATTGCAGCAATGTTAAGTGCAGCCGCATCGAGCATAGCTATTGATGAAAATTGGAAAGCTTCTCACCCTGCTGTGTAGTGTAAAAGTATAATGACTGAAAAATCTTCGCTGAAACATGTTGAGGAACGGCTTGATCGTTTCGTAGCATCTCACGCTGCAACACATACAGCTGAGCACGAAGAAATTTTAGCCCTTATCTCAGCAAATGATTTACGATATCAGCAACGATTTGAAGCACAAGGAAAAGCATTGGATGCAGCATTCGGTGCAGCTAAAGGTGCAGTGGATGCTGCACTTGCTGGAGCAGATAAAGCCGCAGTTAAAACTGAGTTATCAGCCGATAAGCGATTTGCAGATTTAGGTGATCTTATTCGTGAACAATTTAAGGGAATGAATAATAAGATCGAAGCTTTATCTGATCGAGTAAAGGTTACAGAGGATCGTCTTAATCTTAATTCTGGAGAAGATATTGGTAAGAAGGCAATTTGGGGATTAGTTATCACTATAGTGGTTATAATTATTTCATTCTTAACATTTCTTATTAAGAAATAACTTGTGCCCATCTCTCTTACAAATGGTATAGAATCTGGTGATCCAGGAAATGGAATGTATGAAGACTTTCTTAAGGATAAAAACATTAAGCCCAATGAGGGTGCTCAAGAAGATTTAGTAACATTATCAGATGAAATCTTCGAGGCTCTTTATGGTGGAGCGGCTTATGGTGGTAAGACATGGATATTAACTTTATTACCATTGTTCCGTGGTTTCTATAAATTTCGTGGATATAAAGGTATTATCTTTAGACGGAAATTCCCAGATCTTGAACGAGAAATAATAAGATTATCTAAAGAATATTATCCTAAAACAGGAGCTAAGTACAATGATCAAAAACATAACTGGGAATGGCCTGAGTTTAACAGCTATCAAGATTTCGGGCATATACAGCATGATTCTGATGTTAGCATGTATGACTCAGCACAGTACAATTATTGTGCATTCGATGAGTTAACACATTTTTCAGCCCATCCATATCTTTATATGGTTGGCTCACGAGTAAGACCTTCGAGTAGTTTCAACGTAGCAATAGTTAGGAATGGTTCTAATCCCGGTGGCATAGGTCAGACATTTGTTTATAATAGATTTGTTAAACCTAATGAAGATGGAAATGTTCTCATTAAGGATACAACTACAGGATTATATAGAATATTCATTCCAGCTAAGATTGAAGATAACCCATATGGATTAGCATATGATCCTCTCTACGCTAAGAAGCTTGAAATTCTTAAGATTACTAATGAAGCTGAATATAAAGCTAAGCGATATGGTGATTGGCATGCATTTAAAGGTTCTGTATTTGTTACGTTCAGACCTATAGCCTTTAGCGGAGAGCCAGCTAATGCTCTACATGTTATTAAACCATTTGATATACCTGAATGGTGGCCTAGAATATTATCAATAGACTGGGGTAAACGGGCTATGTGTTACGCGATGTGGGGTGCAATTTCTCCACAGAATAGAGTTTATGTTTATAGAGAACGAGCTTGGTATGGTCGAGACATTCCATATTGGGCTAGTGAGATTAGAGAAATTCATGATGAACATAATGAGCATCCTGTTCATACTGTCTTGTGTGGTTCCGCTTGGCAAAACAGAGGC